TGTAATTTTAATGACTTATTAAGTTCATCAACATTTGCCTGTGCATCTGCAGTTGATAGTTTTAAAGTATATTCCTTTTCTATTGCCATTTGATAGTATTTTTAATATGTTTTAATCCTGACTTTAAGTTTTTAGGCAAAGCATTTTTACCCTGTGCAATTTTTATATTTTCCGTTTCTCCTTTTGCTATCTGCAATAAGTCTATTATATTTTTTATCATAATGTTGTGAATGAATATGGTGCTGATGGTGATGATGCGTTTAATAGAATATCATAAGCAACAATAGTTACAGAATAAGTTGTTCCTGATGTTAAGCCTGTAATCGTATCTGAATAGGTTGTTTGCAATGGTTGTGCCATTGACCCACCAACAGGGCTTCCATTAAAAGATACAACGTAATAAGACATAGTAGTTCCATCAGGTGATACAGATGGATTCCAATTAATAGTAACAGATGTTTGACCTATATTAGTAGCATTAACCCCTCCTACTGTACTAGGTGGTGCTTCTGATGTTGCAGTTAATGTGCTTTTAACATCATTTAATAATTCAAAGTCTGTTTTCCCTGTTGTTAAGTTAGTTGTTAGGGAATTTATCTTATAATTATTTTGACCTATTTGTATAAGGTTATTTAACTGCAAATTATAATAAATCTTCATAGGTAAGTATGCAGTAACCTTTGTTAATCTTCTTCTATTATTAAATACGTTACTTATGTATGTTCTATAATCAGTATAAAATAAAGTATCTGTAAAAGCTAAAGAATTAACTCCTGCTTCATTTGCCTGATATTCATTTATCTCATTTCCAAAATGTATATTTTCTTTACTTGTAGATGATGATAAAGCCAAAGCATTCGATGGAATAAAGTATTCGTCAATATCTTCAATATCACCCCCATCAAAATCTCTTATTCTTATGTTTGTTCCATTACCCTCTCTTATAGGATAAAATAATAAAGGCGACCCAAAATAAGGCTCTTGATTATCGTCTACAAAATAACCCCATTGAATATCTGTTGCAGTTCCACCTTGCACATCATAAAGCCTTTCATATTGCATATGCTCAAAAGGTACTTCTAGATTATAAGGTTTAGATGGTGCATCAAATATATCCCCGTTTAAAGTATATTGTAAGCTACCCCATTGTGTATTATTTAACTGCTCAAATTGTTTTGCTAAAAATGTTCCTAACCCTTTGTATTTAAATTCTACACTCGAAAAAGGTAATGCAACATTAACTGCTGATTTTGTAGTATCTAAATACTTATCAATATTTATAGGCTCTGATACAATATTTGAAAATTCAACACATTCAACTGACTCAACAGTTCCTCCATCTGCAATCACCCTTTTCACATATTGATTCCCTGTTCCTGCATCATAATAACTATCTAAAGTTCTAACAACAATAGTTCCTGTATTATCTACATAAGCAGTTAAATTAAACATCTTAAAAAGACCTGTCAAGAATTCTATAATAGTCATCTTAGGTATTTGCTCCTGTATATTAAACTCCTTAAAAGCAGTTGTAGTAAATGTTGAAGCATTAGAAAATATCATTTGACCATTATTACCAAATCCACCGATAGTTCCTGTTGTCCAACTTACAGTCATTGTTATACTACTTGCTGCAAAAGTCATAGTAGTAGATGATGCAATTTGAATAGAATAAGTACTATTATTCCAAGGCACTAATATAAGTTGCTGATTGCCTGTTCCTGTTTTTTCTCCTACAACTATTGACCCATTTCTAATAACCTTAACAGTATAGGCATCTGTCGTATTTGGTGGTACAACATCTAAACTTAAAAAAGAAATGCTATAAGGCGATGTAGCAGTTGTAGACACAATTCCATTAGTTGCATTGGCTACTGATGGTTGGCAGTTTGTAGTTGGAACGCATACTGTTGTCCCTAACTCTGTTACTTGTGTGAAATTCTGTAATACTTGTGATGGTGCTTCTACATCTCCTTTCTTTCTGTGCAACCACATAAAAAGGCTATCAAACTTTTCATTTGTAGTATTATTAAAAAAATCATCTGAGAAAGTAATTGTTTGACCACCTGCAAATTCTTCTGATTGTATAGCATCTAATATTGCCTGTACTTTTATAGCGTATTTAAATTGAGTATAATTAACCCCGTTTTGATTAATTGTTCCTGTTCCGTGATGTGATATGTTGTTAATTTGTTCTTCATTATCATATTGTTCGTGTGACCCACTATCGTAAATTAATCTGTTTGTATGTGTGATTAAAGGCACTATGATATCACCATTTTCTTGTGCATTTTGCATTGCAGCAGTAATACCATCAAAGCTATAAATTTGATTTAATGATTGTGGGTATTGTAATGCTGATAATTGAGTGCTTCCTAATAAATCTTTTAAGTTTACAGTATTACCAAAAAATGTAATATTATAAGTATGAGGTACATTGTTTTTTAACTTTACTCCATCTAGTTTTAACATACCCTCTTTAAAAGGTAAGTCGTTTAATTCTAATTTAGATGGCACTTTACTTCTAGCATCAAAAGTATCATCAATATCAAAATTATAATAATGAGTGAATATCTTGTTGTTTACTTTAGAAGCAGGAACTGCGAATGTCTTAGTAAATTCTGTGAATATTTTACTAATATCTTTTACGTTTTGTAATGTCTGCGTAAAAGAAACTGATTCATCTTTGAATAAATCTACCCTCTGACCCTGTATGTAAAGTTGTAACTTTTGCATCTATGTTATTCTATGTTATTCTATGTTATTTTATGTTACCTTATGTTATTTATGTAATCGTATGCTTCCTCAAATTCCATTGTATATTCTATTAACCTATCATTAACAGATGTTTTAAAATTAACTGATGAGGTTTTAACTTTCACAGGGGTAACAATATTAACCCTACTATCTCCCCTACTTGGTATTTCCATCCATACATATTCTGACAATAGTAATTGCTCAAAAAATTCGTTTGCAAATTCAGGGTAATATCCACTACTTAGGCTATGCGTTCTTTTTGCTTGTGTATTAAATACTTTATTAGGTGCATTTCTATTGGAATAGGTTGCGTGATTATTTGTTGGGTATGTTATTGTATTTGATTTAAACCCCTCGTTTGTTCTACCTATTGCAGTTGTATTTTTTAAGAAAAACCAAAGTTCTTGTTGTGCACCATACTTGTTAATGAATATAACTTTTTTACCATCACCATATTTAGTGCAATCTATTCTTTTAATTGTTACAGTAATACCATTCCAAACCACACTTGTTGGAGTGCCACTAACTATAAGTGCTGACAAATTTCCTGATAAATCAACATTTGGCAATATTGCAGCTTTTCCTTGTGGTGCTAATACTGTAATATTAAATGAACCACTTGAATTAAGTTCATCTGCAATTAAAAACCTTGGTCTTAATTCGTAAACCAAAGGGTTAGAGTTTTCTGTAAAAGTTCCGTATGCTTCAAACCCTCTATCTGTATAAGTAGTTGCAGTTCCTACTGCAGTACCTTGACCATTTAACCCTGCGTAATTTGTTATAGTTGTAACTATGTCTACATATTGTGCGTGAAAATTACCCTTGTATTGTATTTCTAAATAATCCCTTGCAAGTTCTGATATATCAAAATTAACAGATGTACTCGCTTCTACATTTTTTGTTAATGTATATCTTAATGTTCCATCTACTGTAACTGTACACACAGAAGAAAGCACCCCTGATGCAGGGATTTCTTTATGTTTAAATTGTGGGCTTCTTAATGCTATATCTGCCATTGTTTATTTTTTTTGTCCTAATATTATTGAATTATCTACATCTTTAACAAAGCCTGCATACAATTCTTGTGATAGTTTTTCTATTCCTTTTTCAAATGGTTTAGTAAAGAATAAATTTGCTTTTAAACCTTTGTTGTAAATACTTCTAGATATTAAATAAGTCATAGTTTGATAACTCATAAACCTACCTTTTTCATCTCTCCATTGAAACCTTTTCTTTCTAAGCCAACCATCTATTCCTTTTCTTAAGCCACCTTTTGGTCCTGTACCACTACCATATTGAAATTGAGATAGTGCTGCCTGTGTTTCAGGATAGGTGCTTGTTTTACCTTTTACCCCTTTGTCTACGAACATTCCGTAGTCTTCCATTAAAAAGTCTACTAGAAATTCATCTGTATTTTCTAGTATATCATAACTTAAAGAATTGTATAAGTTACCATCACCCTTATTATCTTTTGTTAGATTTGTTCTAGCTTGTTTTATAACATACTTAGCATACTGCTCTAGAGCATCATTTAAATTTTTATAACCATTCATTAGCAAATGTAAATATCATTGTATATCTGAACATCCATTGTTGCAGTCCACCCTGCTAGTTGATTATCAAACCTATCATAGAAAGGTGTTAGACTTGGGCTTCCATTTAATTGATACATATCTGTATGTAACTGACCCATCCTAAGTCTTTGTATAAGCCTATTTAAGACTGCTAGTTGATTGTTTAGAATATTTTGTATATCGTTATTATCTGTAAAAATATCTGTTGTTTGTAGCTTTGATTGGTTTACAATATCACAGGCTAGAATACTTATATTAAAATCTAAGGTTTGTTCATTTACTGTTACGTTGTTTACGATAATATGACTTAATGGAAATATATCTTGCTTACTTAAATTCACATCAGTAATATCCCCTGTTGTAACTGTATTTACATTTACATCTGCTAGTAGTTGTTCTTTTATGGTTTCTGTTAATTGATAGTAACCTCTTACTCCTTGATTGCTCATTTAAATTTCTTTTTAATCTGTTTTGCTTCCATTTCGTTTTTGTCTTTCATAAAAGATAGCATTGTAAAGCATTTATGCATTCCTAATTTAGTGATATTTTCAAATCGTGTAATGTCTCCGTTAGCGAGTCCAAAAATTGATTGATACCATCCCCACTTTCTTGAGAATTGAGATACTGAGTCAAGGCTTCTGTCTCCCCCTCCTCCAAATAATTCATCATAGTTTGCGACAATTCTAGACCTAAATTCCACAAAAAAAAAATTGATGATAAAACTGCATCCATAGGCATATCCAATAAATTAACAGAATTTTCTATTTGGTATTCTTCAATATTATATTTGTCTTTTAACCTTACTATAATTGGTCTGTATAAAACATTCATAGCTTTCTCCATATTATCCCAATCTCCTATAAAATTATCAAGGTCAATATATTCCCCTAGCAATAAATCATCTAATTCAGGGTGAAAGCCATACTCTACGCCATTTAATTTAAATTTAGTTACTAAGCTAGGCTTTTGATTAAATAGTTCACTCAGAACGCTTATTATATCATTGGTGTCTTTTAACTTTAACCTGATAACATCTTTAAGTTCTATATTACAGAAAATTTCAATCATCTTAGCATTTAGAAATCTATCTTCTGTTTCACTTTGTTGAATCTTTAAAAACCTTTTATATTGTCTTAAAGTAATTTCACTTAATGAATTTGGTATTTTAATTTTAATTGCCATACTATTATAACGTATTTTATTTAGTTTTTTATTTCAATAAAGGTAATAAAAAAAAGGTAGCCATTTCTGACTACCCCACAGAAAGCTACTAAGTAGCCATTGCACAAAGAATATTTTTATCTCATACTCGCTTCAAAACAAGTTCCCGAGCAATACCCTGCATCGGTTCCTAGTGGCTTACCACATTCTGAACATTCATATTCTTTTTGTTCGTGTGGATTTAAACAATCGTACCATTCCATATTTTAAATATTAAAAATTAAACCTATTAATAATCTACCTATAAAATAGCTTGGTGCTAAAATCAATACTAAAGTTTGTAATTTTTTCATCTGTTCTGTTTTTAAAGGGAGGTTTTACCCTCCCGTTGTTTTTATTTAGATACTATGTATATTTTTTTTAAATCCCTTGCTATTCTTTCGTATAAAGCGACTTCTTGTTTTAAAGTAGCACCCTTGATATACCAAGAATAACCTTGTATTGCTTTGCTTTCTAAATTTCTAAATTCTTGTCTTGTTACTATTGTCATAATTTCTGTTGTTATAATTAATAATATTCAAATATAACATTATTTATTTAATTAACAAAATATTTAATAACTTTTTTTAATGTAAAGTATATTTACCAAAGTTTGGTTTGCTTAATACTGAATAAGTAGCATATCTGATAGCATCAATAATATGGTTATTTTTATCAATAGGTTTATTAATCATTTTACCACTTCTATCTTCTTGCCATTTATAGTTCCTAAATTCCTGTATAGCATTATGGCTATCTTTTAAGATATGTATTTTAAAGCGTTTTAATAAATCTATTCCTGCATTTATACTATCAGCACCTTTTAAACTTGGTCTGACATTCCAACCCATCCTACGCAGTTCCTCAATCAATCTAGGCTCAGCTGAATCAAAGTATATTGTTTGTCTTTCTATTCCAACTTCTTTCCATTTCTTATGGATATCTATTGTAGTCATTTGAGTTTGATACAAATGTTCTTTAACGTAAAGGTCATAGTCTTTTCTAAATACAGAAACTAAACTCGTCGGGTCATTGGTATATCCTGCATCTGCACCAAAGCTAATAAATTCTGCATCTTCAGGAATTTGATTTACCTCAACATAACTAAATATAGTTGATTTACTGATTCCCTTTATACCAAGTCCGTAGATTTGCCAATATTGTTCGTCAGTATATTTTAGTCTTTCAATCTCTTCCTTAATGCTATCACTAAGGAAACTATTATCCAAATAAGTAGTAATGTTAAAATCGGCATCTTGTCTAGGTATTACCTTGTCATAAATCCAATGGTATTCATCTGATGGATTAAAGTCAAGAATTATTTTTTCATCTGTCCTAAATATTAATTGCTGCCAATCCTCGTAATCTAGTTCATTGGCTTCATTTATAAATAGTAAGTTTCTTTTTCTACCTCTAACTTTTTGTGGTTGGTCTAAAGAAATAAATTCTACTAGGTTTCCATTAATCTTGTATTCGTGATTTGATTTATTATGGTTAGCTTCAAAGTAGCAATTATGTATTTTTAATATATCTAAAAAATCCCTCATTACAGATGCCCTTACTGATGGGAATGTTTTTCTACATATTGTTATTGTCTTTCCTGTATTCTTTAATGAATAAT